TCCTGATAAATCTTTTAATTCTTCTGGTGCAACCCATTCAGTTTCGGGTGCAAACAAAGGCATTTGGGTTCTTCTCATTTATAATCTCTCTCTTTCACCATTTCTAGATAATGTATTGCTTTATCTACATCTTGTATACCACCCTTGCTTGAGTGCCTACATATGTATTTTATAGCGTTGCCTTCTGCAAAAAGCAACTTATTTTTGTTAATAAACTCAGCAGGTTGAATAGTCATTTTTTTATAATGATTTCCTCCAACTTGTTTTAACAAAGAACTTAACTCACCAAGTTTAACTTTGTTATTAACTACTCCTTTTTTTCTTAGTTTTTTGTATAGTTTTTTCATAATCTTTATATTCCTTTATTAGTTTTTCTGATGGATGCCATACATCCACAGCAGTATGACAATTAGGACATGATAAATTACTTACAATATCATAATCTTCGTTATCTTCTGTGTCATGGTCACCACCCCATATTAGTTCAGTGTTACAGTGCCAGCAGTTCATATTATATAAGCTCGATCAAAGTTTTTAGGATCTAATAAATGCAATTCACGCTTCGCTCTCGTCGCTCCGGTATAAAATAATCTATGTAATTCATCCGGGTCATGACTAAAAGTTTCCAGTGCTGCACCTGTTAGGTCCTGTAATAATAAAACGTTGTCGGCTTCTCCTCCTTTCGCTGCGTGTATAGTTGACATTTTAATACGAGGATTTTTATTTATCATCTCACCATTCGCCCTCATGTTACGAATATAAGTTTCTGTCATCGGATCTAAACCTTCAAAAGATTCAAACCATACGTTAGAAGTTATTAATCCATGTTGTTCTTGACATTCTTTTAGTGTATACTTCGCGTCCGAATGCAAAGTTTTACCTTTCTGAAACCCTGGTAATACATTAGATCCTAAGTATTCATAAATATTTTTAATCTCTAAATGATTTAAGTAACCATCCTTACGCCATGACTCCCAGTTATTTAATGCAAGCAATAGTTTTAATGGTACAGAATTCATTCCTTTATATTGATAATACCATCCTTGAATTTCACATAAGTCTTTGGCATCATCTAGAAAATAGTTTGCAGAAGATAACACTAGCCAGTTACCAGCACTCATATCTACCTGCGTTATATCAGAATATCTTTTTAATAATCCTATTTCATCTCTAGGCTTATATTCTTTTACAAATCTATTCTGTACTTTGTTTATAATGCTTTGTGATAGTTCATGTATTGGTCCACCTGGTATACGATAGGATTGATCTAATACTTTAATATCATTTACTTCTTCTTTTAATGCTATGAAGTGATCAACATCTGCTCCGGCCCATTTAAATATAGCTTGGTCATCATCACCTGCTATGTAAGTTTTTTCTGCTTTTGACCAAATCTTTCTTACCATCTCCCATTGTATTAATGATAGATCTTGTGCTTCATCAATGAACAATACTTCAAACTTATTAAGAGTTTCTTTTTTTATAAAGTCTTCTATTAAATCATTAAAATCTTTTAGGCCTTTTTCTTTTTTAAATCTTTTTAATTCTTCTGCTAATAAAAATAATGTGTTTCGTTCTATATCTAATATATTTTTTCTAGAATCATAATACTCTAATAGATCCATTCGCTTTACTGCTGCTGTATTTATAATTGTAAGGTACTCATTATCAGAATTAAATGTACCATCCTCTGTAGAAAACCTAGCTGTCTTAATTGGTATGCCACATTTCTGCCCAAATTCTCTATAATCTTCTGTCTTCATCATTTTCTCTTTAGTCATACCTAACTGATTAAAAGCATAAGAGTGTAAAGTTCTAAAGAAAGGTAAATCGTTATCTTTATCTAGTCCAAACTTGTCTGATGCACGATTAGCGGCTTCAGTCGCAGCTTTTTTAGTAAACGAAAAGTACCCAATTTGTCTAGGTCTAATCCCCTGTTGAATGAATTCGTCCACTAAGTTTAACAATGTTGTTGTCTTTCCCGTTCCCGGTGGTCCCAGTATTATTGTTTTCATATTTTTTTAACTTCCTTTCTGCTCTATTAAGCCACATTTGTGTTAGTTCTAACTCTTCTTTTAATTGTGCTATCTCTTCTCTAAATCTAAGATGCCAATTAATACCTATTTTAAAAGTCATTTTGTTGGTACTCCACCTTAGAAACTACTGCTTCTAATTTTTTCATAGTTTTAATTTTTACAACTCTAGGTTGTTGTTGTTTAATTCTTAGCCTTGTTTCTTCTACAAATATATCTTCTAATCTTTTAATTAAATTACCTGTCTTAACTTTATCCATGTCCCAGTTATTCTTTTTTAAGAATGCATAAAAGTCTTCCATTCTAAAATAAGTAAATCCATCTTCTGTGTATGGAAGCTTATTAAATATATCATCCATAGTTCTTGCACTCTGTCTATTGGTAGTCCAGTCTTGCAACAACCCTGTAATTTCATTTGTAGGATTTAAAGATTCTAATGGTTCTACTTCTTGTAAGTTCTGCATCATTGGTTTTAAAAAATGCTGCTTCCAATCTTTAGGTTTAGGTACAGGTACTACTAAGTTAGCTTGATCTAAACATGCTAATGCAAATAAAGGTGGGCTATATAATTGTTCTGTTTTTAATTCTATTCTAGTCTTATCTACATTTAAAAACCATTGTGGTGGTGTTGATGTATATTTTGTAAGACTTCCTAATTCTGGCATTTCTTCTTCACCAAATCCTACACCAAATCTTTTTGTTCTACATAAACCAGACTGACATACTGCATTGATAGGTGCATCTTTACATCTATACTTGTCATAACCTTTTCTATTAACTGATTTAATTAACTGTTGTACTTCACTATTACTTAATGGTGGATCCATATATTCCATGTTAGCTTTTACAATTTCATCTTCCCAAGTATCAGGATTAGATTGTTTATAATAAACCGCTACATTAAATAATGCATTATTTCTGGAACCCTCACCAAAACCTATTGATGCCAATTTGTTTAAGCAAGGGGGTCCTCCAGGGAAAGCTTCTTCTATTTTTTTTTCTTCTGTCTTAATTTTTTCAACGGCTTCTTTCGTACAAGAGTAAAGATCATAGAGCTTATAAAATTCCTCAAGTGTACAGCCGGCGCCAGTATCGTTGATAGCATAACGTAGTCCTTTCATTTGATTGTGGTAAGGTAAGTTTAAAAAGTTTCCAGTGTCACCACGTTCCACTAAAATTTCTGTTTGTTTTGGAAATATTTCTGAGCCTTCGTAACCCAATACGATTGCCATTTGTTTTAATTTTGATTGCATCAATGATGCAGGTATATTTTCTTTAGTAAATAAAAAAACGTGTGCTCCTCCAGATTTAGATCTGCAAAGAACTACTGGAAGTTTAAGATTCCGAATACTTTTAATGAGGCTAACGTGATCAAGGTCATATTCGTCAATATCAATGCACCCCCACCTACAATCATTATTTTCTGTGATAGGGATAATCCCAAGGGCGGGTCCTTCTCCTCCAAGGTGATTGGTCCAAAGTTCATCGGTAACGGTTTTACGAACAATAAAGGCTTTACCTTTTTGTTTAGTACCGTTCTCTCCTCTGTCACCGGGTTGATACTGCCCATATGCTATTGTTAATCCACTAAATATTTGTTTGAACTTATCCATATATTTCATTCTGCTTTCTTTGTAAAGGGGATCTTGCGATCCCCTTAAAACTAAATTTAATACGGAGTATTATCTTTAGCTTTCTCTTCCACATCTGCTTTTGTTTGCACGTTTCCTTTAGCGACACTAGTATTAAAATCTTTAGCCGTAAGGTATAAAGACTTATCTTCCTGTCCCATAATTCTGTCTTGTGCTACTGCCCAGCCATACCAAGAACCTTTATCGTTCTTTTGTAATACAGACTGTAAGTTATACACAACTCCATGCATAGGAGGTATTGCAAATCCACCCTTACCATCAGCAATTTGTATGGTTTTCATCATAGAATTCCATTTTTTACTAACGTTAAGCTGCGTAGATTTCATAGTAATCAACGCTGGTGTCATTCCACCCATTTTTGTTTCAACCAAAACATAATAAGAAGCTGTTTCTTCTAGATAGTTACCATTAGGTAATCTAATTTTAGATCCATCTCTCT